GTACCACCAGCAGCGGTCAAAGCGTTAGAAACAAACACAGAAGTGTTGCTCAAAGTAGCACCAGACTCACCAGTGATTGCGGAGATGTAGTCAACAGTGATGTCGATAATTTGGCTGTTGATAGGCAAATACATCACAACGCCACGATAGATCTGACCAGCGCCAGAACCAGTTACGTCGGCAGTGGGGGTAACGATTGTTGGACCGTTGGGGCTATAGGTGCTTGAAGGTGTGAAAACAGTACCGGGCAAGTTAGGGATGTTGTTGCCCCAAACAAATTGACCAGAACCACCAGAGTAGCCAGCAGTGCCAACAGTAGTGTTGGAGAGATCAATATAGCAGTCTTGTTCCAAGACGGTATAACCGACGTCGCGCAGGGGACCAAAACGGTTATCGCCCGATAGGATTGGGCCTTCAAATGTACTACGTGCCATGACAATTGTCCTTATGCAAAAGTTACCTTGTTAATCGTTGCATCGTCTGCTGGGCCAGTGGCAACAAGGTCGAATTCCCAGATACGTCAATATACAGCAAAAGAAAAGGGGGCACAAGGCCCCCTTCCCAAATAATCAAAATTAATTGATTAATATGAGCCGAACATGCCCAGTGGGTCAGACCAGCCGAACGAATAACGCTCACGAGACTTGTAACGGACGTTACCAGTGTCAAAGTCGCCGTCCATGCTGTTTTGCAGGGGCATACGCTCAAAGTGCTTCATACCGTTAGGCACGTCAGTGGTCAAGAACCATGCGTTGGTAGCGGTCAAGAAGTGGTTGATGGTATAGCCTTCAGACACAGAACCGTTGTTCTTGATGGCATTGATATCGTTGTTGTTAGTACCGACGCGGAGTTCAGTATCCAACAAACGAGTTGCAACGAATTGCAATGCTGGGGGAACAATCAGTTTCTTGGGTTTAGCAGCGATCAGCAGGCCACGTTCATCCGTCCATGCAGCGATTTGAATGACAGCTGCTTCGAGGGCAGTTTCGTTCAAGTCAGCAGGGGTAGTGAAGGTGTTAGCGTTAGAACCGCCGTTAACCAAGGGGTGTGCAGTGCTCAACAAGGAAACGCCGTCACCACCAACGTATTGGGAGTTGTAAGCGTTGTTCAAGACGTTAGCGGCCTTGACTTGTTTGGTGTACGCCATAGCGCGAGCCAAGCCTTTGGTGTAGCGAGCAGACAAGCTGTCGTACAAGTTATCTTCGATGGCCTCTTCGGTCAGCGAGAAACCCAAAGCGATGGTTTCGTGGTTATAGCGAGCAGTCCAAGCTTCTTGAGCATTGTCATAAGAAATTGCGCTTCCTTCATTCTTCACCGGAGCGGCGGAGAAACCTGAAAGTTTCGTTTCTTCTTCAAAACTACGTTCCGAAGTTTCGGTTTCGTAGATCTCTTTGTGCTCTTCGCCGTAACGGGCGTACTCCAAACCGAACAAAGCGTTCAGACCGGGGAGCAGTTCTTTAAGTAGTTGTGCGCGTGAAATAGCCATTTTATATTACTCCTTAAGCGCCAGTAGCGTTCAAGTAGTTGTGGTAACCGAAGTTCCACTGTACTTGTACTTCTGGGTAGCCAACGAAAGACAAAGACGAACCAGCGGGAACGCTGACGGTAGTAGACAGGGTCAAAGTTGTACCGCTGACATTAGTCACGGTCAAGAATTGGCCTGCATACGCGCCAGAAACGCTAGGAGCGATCAGTTGCATACCGGGGCTGATGGCGCTGTTGGCGGCGGTGATGGTCAATGTAGCGCTGCTAGAAGTTGCATTGCCGCTAATAGCGGTAACAACGACAGCAGTATCAGGGACCACAGCCACAACACGGAAGGGAGCGCTCGAAGTAACACGGGTGTTACCTTGAGTACCAGAGGTGATAACACCGCCGGTCACGCCCATAGCCGAGTCACCAGTGGTGGTGTTACCGGAAGCAGAGCCACCGTTAGAACCGTTGGTAACCAAATACATATTGGAGCCGATGAACGAGGGGTTCACGTAACCAATAGTAGCGCCGGGGGTGTTAGACACAGACGAAGTACCTTGGGTCAACACAGCAGCTTGGAACACTGCGAACGGATCGTCCACAACGTAACCTTGCTGGCTGTTAGGGCCATAAGCGCCGCCGTTAGTAGCAGTGTTAGCTGCATAGAACTGGGCACGCACGGTTTGGCTTTGGCTGTTGACGTATTGAGCGCCAACAAACACGCCGATAGCACCAGCGCCGGAAGAAACCGACGAAGCTGCACCGAGGGCAGTAACGGCCAAAGAACCACCGCTAATAGCAACAACGTCGCCATTGAACAGGTTATAGCCGTAGTTATAGGAGATGGGGATTAAACGAGTAGAACCCGAGAAAACCCGACCCCCAGTCAAGCTTACGGGTTTTAGACCGTAGGCTGCGGGAACGATAGGATAAGCCATTTAAAACTCCTAATAGATTAGATACCTTTACCAAAGGAGGTCGAAGATTTCCGCTCTTTAAAGATTGGCATTCTAGGATCACTTTGGCGCATTAAGCTGTTATCTACCGCTTCGGCCTGAGCTTGAGTTTGCTGGGCAATATAGTCAGCTTTTTGCTGCACAAACTCGTCGGGCGTCTTGCAAAGTAACAACCCACCAATCTCAATGTTATCGCGGAAGCGACTATTGGGATCAGCTAACAGTTTAAATTTTGGTTGCTCTTCCAATGCTACAGGCTCCCACCCTTCTCGTATCTTGCCAGAGAGGTTGCGAGGATCTGCTTTATCTAGCATGGAAACGCGTACCCAACGGTATGAATATCCGGGCTGCTTGTCTGGCTCGGGCAACATTTCTGCGGGCATCCACTGCTTAGGACGTTCCGCAACCGCGCGTGTTTCAAGTTCTCGTGTCAATCTATTCTCAGCCATCTTATGCTCCTAATTTCAATACCGCCTGCGCATATTGCTCAGGTGTTAACCCCAGTTTCTTTGCCAACTGGACTTGGCTTGCTTTCAGCTTGACCTTGTTTGAGGAGGTCGTGCGTACTGCCGGAGCCACTACAGTGCTAGGTTTTGTCTTGCTCTGTTCAGGCCTACTCTCAGATGCCCCGAAAACTTCAGGAAATCTTTTGCGTATTGTTTTGTCCAACGCTTCATAATACTCATCAGACCCAATAGGAACTCCCTCATCTTGCAGGCGTTCGTGTGTGCCTAAAGCTAGGGCGGTCATTTCTCGGTTAGGGCCAAACCAAGGATTACGTTGCTGCCATGCGACAGCTTTATTATCCACGGAAGGCGCTTGAACTTGAGGGGCCTGACGCTGTGGTTGAGGTTGTACTTCAAATTCCTCTTGTTGTAAAGAGGGCATTTTGAAATTTTTAGCTTGCATTAACCGCAAATTAGCGGCCTGCATTGCAGACTGGGCTTCGATAATCTTATCGGTATCGCCTGCGTCATACGCTTCTTTATAGTCGCGTTTGGCTTCTTTAAGCGCCAACTCAGCTGCATTTTGAATGGTAGAGACGTATTCTTTCTCACCTTGTGTCAGCATCTGCTTAATACGTTTATTCTCTTCGAGAATACGTTGCGCAAATGTCACGGCCTCATTATGTTCACGCAGGGCCTGCTCTTTTTCACGACGTTCATCATGCCAAACTTTACGCATCTGCTTGAGTTTGGTTTTGACATTATCGTCATAGGCATCCAGCTCGTCCTTTTCCAGCTCTTCGAGCAGGGGTTTAGGCATCGGCTCTTTGCCACGGTCCATTACTGGAGTGTCGTCTTCGATTTCAATTTCAAAGCCGGGAGATTCTTCTCCGTCTTTTGCTTTAATTTCGGCAGTAAGTTCGTCAGGGAACTTATATGCTTGATCTTCAAATTCAGGCATCTTGTACTCCTTTATTTACGTTTGATACCGCGAGGGTCCAACACCGTTGCTTCGACGTTGTCATCGTAAATGATGCGGAATTCACGGCCATGAATTAACAGACGTGTACCTGCGTTGGGGCGGGTAAGAATGAAATCACCCGGCTTGCAGTATGGTCCATTGGGGAATCGTTTTTCGTCTTTGTAGCAGTCTGGACCCATAGCAACAACGAACAGCACGGTTGTAAGCAGTTCTTCGTTACGGATGGTCTCATCGGCTTTAATCAAGCCGCTGCCTTCGTATTCCTTTTCCGCTTCGGGGATCGCGCACAGGATGCGGTATCCACTAGGGATTGGGAGCTGGGTAGCCTTCTCTTCGTTTGTGGCGGCTGGTTTGTAAGAACCCACCACTTCAGGATTATCGGGATTTGTACCGATAAGTATTTCAGTCATCAGAATGCTCCAATTTTTGTTTCAGGTCTAGGATGTAACCTCTGGCAACGAGCAGACCGTGAATCTCGCCGCAGAGTTTTTTATACGCCTCGTAGTTTTCAGCGTGGCCGGACGCTATGTAGTCCTTAACTGAAGTAACTTTCTCATCAATTTGTCCGATGAGTACGTCGTAAGCGTCCATTATTCTTCCTTGTTAGGTTGGGGTTGTTGGTTAGGCATGGGTTTAGATTGCCCAATCACATGCTTCAGCCCCTCGTGGATCATGTCTTCTTTGTGATGCACGTCCTGACGGTGGCCTTCTGTAAGAGACTGGAGGATGTCAACCTTGCGTTCTTGGCGTCTCTCATGGAGCGTGCTCACATGTTTTAGCGCATCAAGGCGGGCGTCGATCTCATGCTCTTTGCGGTCTTGCTCCAGTTTTGCGACGTTTGCCGCAGCGGTGACCTGCTGTTGGCCTTGGGCAATCTCTTTCTGGTTGCCAATCTTCTGAGCCTCCAACTGCAACTTCTGCTGCTCCATCTGTTGTTGGAACTGCTGTGCCTGTTGTTTGAGCTGCAACTCTTGTTGTTTGAGCTGCATCTCTTGCTGCTGCAACTGGACCAGTGGGTCTTGCTGTTGTTGCTGGGCTTGTTGTTGAGAGGCCTGCTGCTGGTTGCTTTGCAGAAGTTGTTGTGCTGCTTGCGCAAGCAGGGGCGACAGGCGAGCCTCGACTTGTGGGTCCATGTGCTCATCTTCCCCGGACTCATTCTTCTGGGGTGGCAGCGACATCCCGAGCTGCTGCTCAATCTGGATGCGGTACTCGAAGCCTAAGTGCTCAGCAATGTGCGCTTGCATAGCGGCTTGGACCTGCTGTGCTTGAGGGTTACCCTGCATCAGTTGCTGAATCTTGGGGTCTTGCATCGCAGCCATGTGCACGGCGATGTGCGACTTGTGGTCTTGGTATTGGAATGCTTTGAGGGGTCGCAGCATCAGCGCGTTCTGGTTCTCCGTCACGGGGTCGAGGGGTTTCTGGTCCTCTTCCATCGGGATTAACTTACTGGCGTTAGTGATACCCAGCACGTCCAGCATCTGACGATGCAGGAGCGGTAAGTTGTACAACTGAGGAGCTTGCTGAGCCAACTGCAACACCGCTTGGTATTGCGTGATCTTCTGCGCCATTGTCGCGGCGTTAGGGTCGCTGACAGGGATGACGTCCACGTTGTCGTAGTCAGACTTCTTAGCTTTGCGGGGTCCCTCGATGGGGTCGTAATCGTAGTCTTCTGGGGTGTACTCAGCGATGATCTCTTTGAGCAACACGAGCTCTTGCTTCATCGCGTAGTGCACGCGAGCCTGAACCGCGCTCATCACTTTAAGTGTGCGCTCCAAAATAGCCAGCGTCGTACCGACCGGGCCGTCACCGCTCATGTCACTGATCTGCAAGTCCGCTGTGTTAGCGAAGCGCCGTCCGTCGTCAATGATTGATTGCAGCAGTGTTGCCAGAGTCTGGCTTGGCTCCTTGTATGGGAGCAGCATGATGTTGTCTTTGATCGTCCCACCGGGGATATCAACGTCGCGGAATTCACCGGGAGCGATTGGCGTGTCGTCGCCCTTGACGCGCAAGCCCCGAGCCTTCAGACCACCGGGCAAGTTAGCCAGTGACCCAGCGTCCACCAACTGACGCAAGATAGACGTACCAGCTTTAGCAAACGCCCCGATCAAATGCACCAAGCCAAAAGCATAGAAGCCAAAGCCCGGAATGTAGGGGTAGTGCACGAAGTGCGAACGCTTGGTATAGGTCTCGTCGTCGGGATGCCAGTTGCGGCGGATAGACAGGACTTGCTGGCTACCCTTCTCCACGGTGACTACATATGGCAAGCCCACACCAGTGATGTCACCATTCTCGTCAGTATGCTCAAAGCCCGGGAGCACCAAGTCAACTTGCATCTCAAGCAGCTTGAAGCGGTCGTCGCTCGACGCACGAAAGCCCATCTTCTCAGCAATCTTCTTGTCGATTTCGTCCAAGATGTTATTAGGCTCGCCCAGCTCCACGTCACGGTAGAACCCAGCCACCATCAGGCGACGCACGTCGTTCTTGGTCTTGCGCATCACGTGAGTTACACGCTCAGCGGTCTCCAAGTTACTAGCGCCGTAAGGCACGATCACATCCTCAGAGGGACAGAAGATAGAGACCTGACGCTGCATGTGCGCGTCGTAGTACACCTTCTTAAACGCATTGCCCGACATGCCCAAGCCCCAAAGCATCCGCTCATGTTCCGAGCGATATTCTTTCATCACGTCGGTAAGCTGGTGGTTCATGTCGTCAGCCACGCGCTCGGCGGCTGCTTTTTTCTCAGGCGTTTCTTTGCCGATAACTTTAGTCTTGACCGGACCCGCTGCGGGGAACGTGCTCATCATGGTCTCGGACTGGAACTTGACAACTGACTCAGCCAATAGTGGGTGGTACACACCGCAAGCACCTTCCCAAGGCTCAGTGCGCTCCTCCATGCTCATACCGAGCAGCTCGATACCGTCAACGTAAGTCTTTACCCACTCCTTGCGGGAGTTCACGTCATCGTCGAAGTCACTAATAATATCTGCGGCAATGGTCTGAAGCACATCTTCTGGCAACAACTCAGCGAGGTTATCGTCAAACTTATCGCCCGGCTTTACATCTTCGCCAGCAAAATCTATATCCATGTCGCCCATTTCATCTGGGTCGAAGTCCATCTCAATCTCGATGTCAGGCATCTCGCCTTGGCTTAGTAATTGTTCTAAGCCCATCGGGGCCGCATAGAGTGCTTTGTCAATTGACATGTTTCACCTTAATAGTATTCGCGTTTCCGACGGAACTGTGGAACCTCGTCGGGCTCATCCGATCCTAGTCTAATAAAGCCCCCGCGTCTATAGCGCAGCAGGGCTTGCGACATGGAGTCAACCAAGTCATCGTGCTCGCCTGACGGGAAACTTGCGACTTCCTCAACCAACTCTTCAGCCCAACTTGTATTAGGGACCCATACTCGGCCAGACGCAAAGATATCGGCCACTGCATTCAGACGTGCGATCTTATCATTACCCTTGGTAGGCACGAACTCTTGCACAGGGATACCCATCGCTCGCAGCTCAAACACAAGCGGCGCTCCGGAAGCCTTCGCTTCCACCACCAGCGTATCTGGATCCCACTCTTTGTACTCTTGCATCGCCCGCTGCTTGAGCTCAGGGAACTCCATGCGCTTTTTGAACGCGTTTAGCAAGATGATATTGGCCTGATTGCGCCCAGTGTCGTCCGGCTGGTAGAAAACTCCCCACGTTGTGCACGCAGAATAGTCAGACCGCTCGGTTTTTAGGAACGCCGTGTCCCAAGACTGGATGATGAACTCGCAATAAGGGGGCCCATCCTCTTGCCACCACTTCCACCACTCACGTTTAATGATGGCAGACACGTCTGAAGTTGGCTGCTGCTGGTACTGAGCCATCCATTTTGAGTTTGGCAGCTCCGTTTTTAGGGCTTGCAGCTCTTCTAAGGACCAAAATTCAGGCCAAAGTGGGCGTCCAGATGGTAAAAGTGCAGGGAATTCGATGACTTTCCACTCTTCCCCGCTTCTTTGGGCCGCAGCTTTCAAAACTTGACCCGTTAAGTCCTTTTTTGACCACCGAGTCATCACAATTACGATGGCTCCGCCCGGTTGCAGACGCTGCCGAGGTCCTGACGTGTACCATTCGTACGTTTTGTCGTAGATCTCGGGGTTCACTTCCGACAGAGCAGCCTCTTGTTCCGAATGCGGGTCATCAATGATGAGCAGGTCAGCGCCTTTACCCGTAACTGCACCACCAACACCGATAGCAAAATACTCTCCGGCATAGTTAGTCGCCCATCGGCCAGCAGCTTTAGAGTCAGCTTGTAGTGCAACGTCCGGAAATATGTCTTTATACGCGTCAGAGTCAACAAGGTTACGCACCTTTCGGCCAAAGCCCACAGCTAACTCCGCCGTGTGAGAGGTTTGGATAATCTTCTTGCCCGGGAACAACCCAAGGAACCAAGCCGGTAGCAGGTATGACGCAAACTCTGACTTCGTATGACGCGGTGGCATATTAATAATGAGCCGCTTGACCTTACCCTCAGCAACTTCTTGGAACGCAGCAGCCATGCGTTCGTGGTGACGCCCGTGAATAAAGTTCGGCCACATGTAATTCACATAGGCCATGAAGTCGGTCTTCGCAATATTCTTGGTCTCGGTCTTGCGCAGCTCAGCGACGAGCGCTCCCACCTTCTGCCTTGCGGCATCCGGCATATTAGGCAGTGCTGCCTCTACGTTAGCTAGTAGATTCAGGTCCATCGGACAGTCCTAGTTCTTCATCAAGATCTAACGTAGCCAAGTTCTTTGTGTTCTCAATAGGTTCTACGTCTTCAATATCCGGCGTTGCGCCGTACAGCTCTAGGGTTCTGCGCAGCTCAGCTTCAATATCATTCACCGTGCGGTGGGTCACATTAATATCAATCCGCTCAGCAAAAAGCCCGACGTTTGCAGTCTTGCCCAGTAACTCCAACGCCTTAATGCGCTGCTTAGGATCAGGGTCTACTGATTCCATAATGAGTTTATTGGTGACGTAATTGCGCAGACGACGGGATACGTCTAATACTTCCTCGTCCCATTCGCTCAGGATGGCTTCGAGATTAATGATTGTGCCCGAACGCATTTCACGTGCATGGGGCATTTTTTCTGTTGCCATTATTCGGTGCGACTCAGCTTTATCTTCCTGAGTGACCTCGGCGCTAGCACCATGAGATACCAGTTCCTCTACTGTGCGGAACATAGCATGAGCCTTCTCCCTGAAGTCTTCGATCTCTTCGGGAGTTGTGTTGAACGGAAATGGGATTCCGACCTCGGGTGTTACTACAAGTGGCATGGGGCGATTGTGGCTCCTTTGCAGCAAGTATAGGGCACTTTCAAAATTTTGCAAATAGGGGGTGGGGGGTTGCGATTTGAAAAGGACAAGG